TCACGTCTGGCAAGCTCGTTGACGAAGAACTTGTGCCGCTGTTCTCCAAGATTCTGCCAGAAGAGCAGCGCCAGATTTACAAGCTGGGCGTTGACGCACCTTCCAGCGACTACCAGCGCGCAATCTTCAACCACTATGAGCGCCTGACTTTCGCTGAGCAAAAGATCGAAGAGGCTCTGACGTCTGGTGACGACATGCGCATCGTCGATGCGTTCAGCGACTTCCGCACGGTTCTGGCTGGCGCGGCTCCTGGCCGCGCCTACAAGCAGGGCGGCCTAAACCCCGGCGCTACGTTCACGCCGTTCCGTCGCTATGAGGGAATGATCCGGGATCGCTTCGCAGACATCAACGAAGTGCTGCACGGCAAGGCGCTGCCAGAGGAATATCGGGGCGAAGACATAAACTTGGCCGCCTATCTGCCAGAAGAAATGCGCGGCGACATGGTGGGCGAAGGAGAAACCTTCGACGGCTACCAAGTCTACGAGTTTGACCAGACGGGCGCGAGCATATCGTCCAATGTCGAGGCCAAGGCCGACATGCTGGCCGACATGTACGACAACGGTCATCTCGGTGAGTTCTCCCCGTCCCTGCGACCGACCGGCGGCAACCCGGAAAACACGAGTATCCGCCAGATCATTGGTGTGATGAAGGGTGAACTTGAGGTCGCTTATGCAGCAGACGGCGCACGCCTAAACAACACTAATGTTCGGTCTGCTGTCGCAACCGCTCGATCCCAGCAGACAAAGGTTCTTGCACGTCGCGGCAAAAAGCAGAAAGACGCAGCCGTTGAGCGCGCCAGCGCCAAGGCTTCTCAAACTCGTGCAAAGCGTGCGCGCAGCGGCAAGGGGTCGAATGTCGACCCTGAAATGGCACAGGAGATTAAGGGGGCTACCCTTGACGACCTGATTGATATGGCCCGCCGGGAAGGAAACACGGATCGCGGCGACCAGATTGCCATTGAAATTATGGCCCGCAAGGCAGCGGAACCTCTGCCGCAGACGCCCGTCAAGATCACCAAAGAAATCTATCAGGCGCAGAAGCCCGAGCTTCGAGTCATGCTCAAGGCTGCTCTGGAAGCCGGTGACAAGACAGCCGTCGACCAGATCGCATACGAACTTCAGCGTCGCGCTCACGGTAAGGCGACGGGCGTTAAAATCAGCCCGATGTTCCGCGAAATCCGTGGTGCGGTTCAGGCTGAGCGTCTCGATAACATCGGCGTTCCTTCTTCAGACGGCATCCCGGCCAGCGCTCGCGGCTCCGTTAGGTCCGCCCTTGGCTATATGACCCACCGTGACCCGAACGTCGAGGTCGCGATGCGGACCATGCTTTATCGCATGATGAACCTGATGGGACGCACCGCTCGCGGCACGGCGGACAACGCCAACTTTATGACGATGGAAGACCTTGGGCGTCTGGCTGGTGCCGATGTCGGTAGCTCGGCTGGCGCGTTCGTAGACTTCCGGTCTCCGGCCTATGGCTCTCTCCGCAAAGACATGCGCCGCCTGTCCGTTGGCCTCAAAAAGGGGTCAGCCGACCCGTTCACAGTCATGCACGAAATCGGACACATGATTGTTCGGTCGGGCGCAATTCCCGGCGTGGAGATGGATGCAATACGCGCCGCGTATCGGGCGTCTGACGACACGATCAAGGGCAGGATCGACGAAACGTACCGCAGAAAGTATGCGGATCGCGATCTGTCTGACCTGGAAATGGAAGACGTCTTGGCGGAGGAGTGGTTCTCTGAGAGCCTGGCCAAATACATGGGCGAGCGCGTCGCCAAAGGCGACATCCTACAAGCCCTCGCGACTGGCAACACATCCAACTTGGCAATGCGCAGCCAGCTTAGCCGCGCCATTGACCGCGCGATTGAGTATGTTGCCTACGTCTTGAACGGCGTCATTGGCCGCAATGACATCAAGCAACAGTTCCGCCGTATCACCTTCTACGGCAACATGTTTGAAACCCCCAGCAGGCGTCCGATGTCAGCGCAGCGCGGTGCAGTTTCCCCGGCGCATGCCTCGATGTACGCAAGTGACCGCTACCTGTCTGCGCCACGATCCAAACAGGACAAGGTGCGGCGGTTCATCGGCAATGGAACTGGCTACTCGCAGGCTGATGATGCCCCGGTCCCGTTCTATCACGCGACCCCTGCCGGTTATAAGTTCCGCCGAGACGAAAACCCAGACGTTGTTTTGATGGACAGTGACAACGGCCTGAATGGTCCAGGCATTTACCTGTCACAAGACGCGCACAGCACATCGACCTATGGGGAGCGTCCGACCTTCCGGGCATACGAGCGTCTTATACGAGAGCGTGTCAGCGATCCTGAGCGTCAGGCGGAGCTGATGTTCGTTGCTAACAATCTCAACTCGCTTCGCATTGATATCAGCAAAAAGCGCAGAGAGCTTGCCATCAATGAGCAGGCAACCCCCGCCGACGAAATCAGCGCGATGATTAACAAGGAAATGATAGACGAGCTGCGGCAAGACATCGACGGGCTTGTCTCGCTGGAGATGTCTTTCACCGAAGACTTGGCCAGAGCGGGGGTTGTCCCTGACCCGATGGTCATTCCCCTGTATGTCCGCGCGCTTAATACCGCCGACTTCACCGACGGAACCTCTTACGCTGTCAATGACCCGTTCGTCTCAATGATACAACGACGTCTTGCCGGTGAAGATGAAATCACCAGCCATGCTGTCAATAGGTTTACAGAGACGCTTTCTGATGCGGCGGCGACTGACGGTTCTATAAGCGGGCGCGATCTGTATCGCGCCTTCACACAAGCCTATGTCGCCAGCGGCCTACCCATAAGCGAGGGGCGGCTTAATGCTACTCGCATCTTGATTGAGGAGGGCTATGACAGCGTATCCTCGACGCACTTCAACACGGTTGATTCTGCTGGAACCGCTGGCCGTCGCATGCTTGATGGCCGTCCATACGGCGCAGAGAGCAAACCACACGAAGTTCTTGTAGTTTTCGACAGCGAGAACGTGAAACACGTCGACGCAGATTTCTTCGACGAGACCGACCGCAGGCTTTACTACCGAGAAGATACAACGGCGGCCCGCGACCTAACTGGCGACATGACAGCCGCCGCCACAGAGGGCGGCGACCTCAAAACTATTAACTGGGACGCCGCAACCGACAGCCTCGAAACTGCGGGTGTTCCGCCGGGACTTGCTGGTACGTTGAATTTCATTGGCCGGGGCAGAGACCTGACGCCAGCCAATGAAGTCGCCGCTCGCAAGGCGGGGCCGCTTGGCTTCTTGTCCTCCCAGTCTGACCGCATGTCAAAAATGGGCATGAACTGGATTAGTGGTTGGTATCGGGACCATTTCCCGGACATCAATCAGCGGTTCGCCAAGACGTACATGCCGCTTCACAAGGCTTTGCGTGAACTTCCAGACGCCGACGGAAAGGTGCGCGCCTGGGCACGCCGCTCTACTGCTGGCGTAATGCAGGACCAGCCCAAGTCCTACCAGCGCATTGTTAAGGCTCTCCGCTATGGCCCCGAGAGCCGCGAGTGGAAGAGCATGGAGACGCGCGAACGGGCAGTGGCGTCTCAGATACGCGGTGCATTTGCCGATGAGCTTCGGAAGATGCGCGAACTTGGCATGATCGTCGGCAGGCGCGAAAACTATGTTCCGCAGGTCTGGGACAAGACGAAGATTCAGGCCGAGCGCGACGAGTTCCTAGAGGGGATGGCCCGCTACTACAAGATGGAGCGCACCGCTCGCGGTGAAGTGGCGGCGGATGCGGACGCGCTCCAATTCGCTGAGCGCATTTACGACACGCTTGCAAGCGACGAGGCAGACGGCGTCTTCGCTCCAATCTCCGGCAGCACCAGGAACCCTCGGTTTGAGTCAGCCGACTACACCAGAATGATTGAGCTTGAGAAGTATCCGGCTGCTATGCGGATGCTTGAGAAGTATCTCGAAAGCGACCTCGAAGGACTGATGGTCAAGTATTTCGAGGGCAGCACACGCCGTCTGGTTCACACGGAGAAACTTGGCCTCAACAGTCACGGCTTCTACGACTACCTGATGACGGTTGACCAAGGCCGTGACGGTATTGTCCGCCTCCTGTCCTCCAACAAGGAGTACAAAAAGGACTTCCGCTACATCGACTCCGGCGGATACCCGCAGGACGGCACCGTTATCGACACCACCAAGATGCCGTTTGATGGTCGCGAAGAAGACGCTGCGCTGTTCGTCGAAAAGCTCGTGGAGACATTCAATACCGGAGGGGCTGGCGCAGCACGCCAGATGCTGATTGACATCGCGCCGATGGTTGATGGGGCTATCTCACCCACCTACAAGCGCCGCGTCGACGCTATCATTGGCGGCCTTAATGACTTTGGTGGCGAGCCTGCCAAGCTAGGCATCGAGGAGCTGCGCTTTGCCGACAACGCGATGCGTGTCGCAAGACGCCAGCCGCTCACGTCATTCGGTGGTCAGACTGCGTACAAGGCGTCGCGCGCCATTCGCAACTTCAACAGCGTATCACTGCTGTCGTTCACGACGTTGACCTCGATGGGCGACCTCGTCCTCCCCATAATCCGGTCTGGCTCGTTCAGCGACTGGGCCAAGGGCGTAAAGAAATACGCCGAAGACCCGGAATACCGGCAGATGCTCAAAGAGGTTGGCGTTGCGATGGAGTCCATCGTTCACGACCGCATGACGTATCTTTACGGAGCAGCCGACGGCAAGCTAACGAACGCTTTCTTCAATGCGACGATGCTCACGCCCTGGACTGACATGAACCGTCAGATTGCTGGTGCCACTGGCATCGAAGCCTTCAAAACGATGCAGACCAAGACGATGCGGGCCTACAACCCGAACGCGCCGCTGGAGGCTCAGCCGCGTGAGTACAAGGTGGCCTACCGCTTCCTGGCTCGTTACGGCCTGCAAGAGTTCGCCCACGGTCAGCGTCGTGGCCTTGAGTCTTTGGGCAATTCCGCCCTCCTGAAGGACAGCGACGAGTTCCGCCGCGCGGTCATCAAGTTCGCCGACGACACCATCTTCACGCCCAACCCGAACGACATACCGCAATGGGCGCAGACGCCTTTCGGTGCGCTGGCCTTCCAGCTCAAGTCGTTCCCGCTAATGCTTGGGCGTCTTGGTAAGTATGCGGCACAGGAGGCACTCAACAAAGAAGCCCGCAACGTGAAACCGTTGCTGTACTTTGCGACACTTGGCCCCGCGTTTGGTGCTGGTACGCTTGCGCTGAAGGATGTGATCCAGATGCGTGGCGGCGAAGAGAACCGAGAAGCCGATCTCCGCAACCGCAACCTGCTCAAGACACTGGGCTACGACTCCAAGGTCCACGGCGACGTGAACGACTTCTGGGGCTGGTACATGGAAGGCATGATGATGATGGGCGGCCTCGGCATTCTAGGCGACGTCATCCATAGTGCCGCCACCAATGCGGACAATGGTGCCTACGGCCAGCAGAGGTTTGCCTCCACCCTTCTTGGCCCGACCTTTGGCCTGGTCAACTCCGGCATGACCGTCTTGGGCGGAGCCAAAGACGCGCTGACCGGCGGCGACAATAGTAACAGCAAGGAGCGGGCGGCAGCACGAGAGGTGCTCACACGCATCCCGGTTCTCGGTGGAGTTCGAGCTGGGCGCGAGGCGGCAGTGGACATTATCGCGGGTGAGCCGTCTGGCAACGCGTCTGGCTGGGGCGGCGGTGGCTGGAAGGGCGGCTGGAAGTGAGCGAGCACGCCACCAGAAACTTCAAGTGGGATGAGCTTAGGTGTCGTGGCTGCGACGGGAGTTGTGAATGGTCGGTAAGTGGCAAGCCACTGGCGAACGTAACAGAAGACGCGCTCTTCAAGTTGCAGGCTCTGAGAGAACTTGTTGCAAAGCCGCTAACCATAAACTCGGCATCACGCTGTCCTCGACACAATGCGCTTGTGGGCGGCGCTCCGCTGTCTCAGCACCGCGCAACGAGCGTTCGAGGGAGCACTGCATTCGACATCGCACTAACCAATGTGCCGAAGAATGTGCTGATTGCCGCCGCTGAAGACGTTGGCTTCGGCGGCATCGGAATCAACTATAGGTCGTTCGTTCACGTCGACGACCGTGGCCGGGTAGCGAGGTGGTAGATGGCACAGAAGATCGGACACATTTATAGACGGGGACCGGCGAAGCGAACCAGCATAGGTCAGAGCGTTCGCAGCCGCCCCAAGAACAAACACTCCACGTTCAAGCGTTATCGAGGACAGGGAAAATGATCGAGACACTGGCATCAGCCCTCCTTGGCGGAGGCGCTGGGATACTTGGAACTGTGGTCGGTAAGGTTTTTGGCTGGCTTGAAACGCGCGAAAAGCGCGCGAACATGAAGCTAGAACACGAGCACGAGGCCCGCCTGCTTGAGCTTCAGATGCAGGGTCGACGCGAAGAGTCTGAGTCTGAGGCGCGTCTTGCGGAGATCAACACATCTGCCGCAATGCGCACCGCGAGCTATGCCCACGACAGTTCGTCTGGCGAAACTTACAGGTGGGTTGCGGCGACGCTTCGTCTAGTTCGCCCGGTCTTGACCTGCGCCCTTATTGTTACAACCGCCTGCATCGTCTTCTTCCTCGAAGATGTTGCCGCAGTCGTCGACGTCGCCAATCAGGTGGTGTTCCTGACGACAATGGCTGTGAGCTGGTGGTTCGGTGACAGAGCGCCGAGTAAGAAATAGTTAGGTCGGGGGGAATGCCGCAGTCTTTGGGCGGTCGTCTTCAAGCATGCCCAAGGCTGCGGCATCTATAATTATGGCCATGCAAGCTCTGACGTGAGCTAGGTGCGGCTGCCCCGACTCCGGGTCTGTGTCTTCGCCTGTGTACCACTGCATGAGATGACGCATTGCCGCATCGTAATATATGGATGCGGAGACGCCAGACGCCGACCAGTTGTAGGCTCCGTACTTGGACGCGCCCAGCTCCATGACGCGGCCCTCAGCAGCCAGCGCAGAAGGAGGGATGAACCTGATTGGCGTCTTTCTCCTTCCCTCTGCGTGTTTGGGATTGCCATCGCGCTCTTCGCTCATTTCTTTTGACCCATGAGGAACCAATCAACTTGAGCCTCAGCTAGACGCACATCATGCTCGCGCTCTGCTAACTCTTGGCGGAGAAAGTACATCTTCGACCTTGCTCTGTTGGCCTCCTCACTTGCTGAATCTAGGCCGGAAATTCTGTCTTGGATTGACTCAATCTCAATCTCGACAAACCTTGCCTGCATCTGGGCCTCGGACACTTTTTCAGACAGCTTCAAGAAGCTCATGTCTGCCGCTCCCTGGCTCGATAAACAACGTAGTCATCGCAAACGTCTTGGGCCTCTCCTCCGTGCAGAGAGCATTCCCACAGCCCATCCTTGCGGGCTTTAGCATTGGCACAAGACGCGCATTCTTTTTCCGGGTCAGTCTTTGCCCAGCAAACACTGCGCTTGAAGCAGCCACGGCAGCGCCAATCAGTCTCGTCGGTCGAGACTTTTTCGGCTTGGTTGTCGAGAACACTGATTACTTTCTGCTGAAGGAAAGACACTTCAATCTCATCGAAATCAATTATCTCAGCGTGATAGTCCTGTGTATTCTTGTTGATCGCGATAAACAAAGTCTCTTCAAGGCCGGACATCGCCATCATCATCTGGCACTGAGCGAAGTAATTTGGGTGCGAAACCTTCACACCAGACGACGCGAACTTCTTCCACGAATTGTCGTTCATGGATTTGATTTCGAGAACGCGAACCTTGCCGTCATCAAGTTCGACGTGTCCGTCCATGTGGCAGGAGAGGTGCCCTCCCCACTCGCTGTATGAATGCTGCCTGCCGGTCAGTCCGTCCTTTTCCCAGACACGCACATCCGCCTTGCGCTTTAGATCGCGAACGACGAAGTCTTCAAGGATGTGACCCATCTGAAAGATGCGTTGCAATTTTGGATCGGGCGCGTCCTCTGGATAACCGCGCAAAGAGTAGGCGAGATACGCCCCGCATGGGTTACCGACAATCGATGCACCAATATATTGGCGCGGGCGTTCACGCTTATTTTTCGCGTACCCTTCGTCGATAGCCTCAACAACGTCTTGAGCGGTTTTGATTTCCATGTGTGCCCTTTAGTAGAGGGAGGGGGCAGCGCCCCCTCCCTCTTGTTAAAACGGAATTGCGTCGTCGAGGTCGTCAGCTTTGGCCTCGGCACCTGCGGTTTGCGCAGATGGACGCCAGGTTTTGATCTCAGTGCGTTGCCGCTGATTACCCTCTTGATCTGTGTAGGGCTTGCCCATACCGACAATAATCTTGCACTCCAGACCATTGAGAGTGGCCACGTCTCCGGGCTTATCCGGGTTGGGATGGCGCGCATTGATTAGAAAAGACTTGAGCTTTTCCTTGCCGATACGAACGGCGGTATCGTTCGGGTGCATCAAGAAAAAGTCGTGGCGAATATCTCCACCGCCGTCCACAGAGTTAAACGTCACACGCAAACGCTTGCGGTTCGCGTCCAGCGTTTCCATTTGCGCATCGGCAGAGCGAACCGTGTGCTCACCCTCCGAAAGACGCCCACCTTTTCCGGCCTCCACATCAGAGAGGTCCAGATTGCCAAAGCCATTCCATTCGCTCATTTCGTGTCTCCTGCAATACGAGCCAGAAGCGACGTCACGTCGTCGCACTTTTCATAGGGTTGAAGGGTGTTGCGCGGATCGCGCGTCTTGCCGTGCCAGCCACTCACCTCGTCAGTGATTATGTAGCGGCTGACTTTCGGTTTGCCGTCGCTCGCCTTCTCCGTGGTCTTGACGCCGCAGAAGACGTGGTCGAACAGCGCAGGCACCTGTTTCGCGACGCTCTTCCCCTGCACCATTGGCCAGTAATGCGTCACGTCGTTGGCGTCTGTCTCTTCCTTGGCGAGGCACGTCACATAGACGTGCATCGGCAAGTCGCGCACCCACTTGAGTGCGCCGATCATCGAGCGGTTGTAGTCAGACCAAACTTGGAAGCCGTTGGTCTGGCCCTTCTTCTTGGCGTCCGCTTCGATTTCCGTGAGGCATCGGTCAGCCATCTCAGTCAGGCTGTCGATAGCTATCCACTTAAAACCAGCCTCGCGGAAGTCTTTCGTGGCGATCATCTTCGTGATGCCAACAAAGCTGTAGATGCCGTTGTCTGGGTCATGCTCCGAGTCCCACGATGAGAACGGAAGGTAGTCGATCTCGACATCCTCAACCGACTTCAATCCGCTTTCGCCGGAGAGGATAAGGCCGCGACCGTATCGGTCGGCATAATGACGGCATTGGTACGTCTTGCCGTAGCCGTGATGCGCCATAAGCAGAACCTTGCTTGGCCCATCTTTCTGTAACGAAGAGGTACTTTGAGTTACGAAAGGCATTTCGCCACCTTCACTTGTGGTTTCATTAGTTTGCGGGTTAGAGCGGCGCGGAGATCATCCTGCGCGTCACTGGGGAGTCGGTCGAAGATTTTGCGGTCGACGGACAGCTTGCGCGTCACGAACGAGGGTAGTTTACCCTGCTCATACAGGGCCGCGAGTAGCTCGTGATCCCACTCCCAACGCTCACTGCACGACACAGTTAGTTCAAGATCGCCGAGTGTCCGCGTCTGCTTTCCCGCCTCATGTGGGAATTGAGCCGCTATCTGCTCGGACAAAATATCGGCAGACCGCTTAACTTCAGCGAGCTGCTCCTCGGCCTCAAACAGCTTTTCGGCGAGGTCTGCAAGCTCTGATGTTTTGATAGACGCAGCTTCGGCTGCGCTTTCGAGCGGTTTCGGGGCGCGCTCGAAGATCGCCCATTCGTCTTCTGTCATTTCATCTCCTGTGATGTATTCTCTTGAATACACCCCAGGTGTATCGTAGAACACACCTACACGCAACCAGAAAATGAGGACGTTATGAATATCGCCAAGCTGATAGCTGACTGCGGCGGCGCAAGTGCTGCGGCCAAAGCCTGCGGCGTGGCGCGTACAGCACCTTATGGCTGGATAAGACGTCAATATGTATCCAGTCGCATTTTGGACGCATTAAAGGTGGCAAACCCACACATCGACGTAGACCTGTATCTCGAAGGAAATGAAACGAATGACAATGCTCAACGCGGCGCTGGAATATCTGGATCGGGGCTGGTCGGTAATTCCGACGAGGCCCGACACAAAGAGACCGAGGGTTAAGTGGCGGGAGTTCCAAGACCGCCAGCCCACCGAGGAAGAAGTCACGCAGTGGTGGACGAACAATCCTGATGATGGGATTGCGCTCGTAACAGGGGCGATTAGCGGTCTGGTTGTTGTTGATTGCGACAACGACGCCGCACTCGACGCCGCGCTCAAAGCGGGAATGGTTTCGCCAGTGCGGGCGAAGACGAAACGTGGAGTACACCTCTACTTCGCTCACCCAATGGACGGCGTTCGGCGCGGGCCGAGGGCAGGCAATAACAGTCGTGGCCAAGATTGGCCCCAGATCAGCGGCCTAGATTTTCGGGGCGACGGAAGCTACGCCCTGCTATCCCCCACGGAGGGATACACTTGGAACATTGCTCCCGATCACGACTTCGATGACACGCCCGTTTGGAAAGACTGGCGTCCGTCACTGGGGAGCAGTGACCCACATCACTTTGATTTTTCTGAGCTAGACCTGTCTGACGTCCGCAACCTGCGACCAGAAGACCTGATGGACGAATGGACGCGCACGTCATTGTTTGTGCGGGAGAACTTCCCGTCTACGCTAAAAATCCCGTCTGGCATGGGTAATGCGCGGAACGACCGCCTCATGCGGTACGCCTCAGAGTGCGTCCGCGAGGGGATATTCGGGGGCGCACTGCGCGTTCGATGCCACACTTTCCAGAGAGAGTTCTACGAAGACGCATTAGCCGAGAGCGAGTTCGAGGCTACCGTTAGTTCAATGGAGGAGGCTGAGCGCCGCAACCACCCCGAGCGTTTCGACGAGGCCGGGAACTATATATATGTGTCAGCCATAACACCGAGGCAGGTCGAGACTGAGCGTGTCCGGCGGCTCATAACCATGAGCGACGCAGACGCCCTTATGGAAAAAAGCAAGACGCGCCAATACCTTATCGAGCCTTGGCTTGCTCCAGCCACCATCGTGCAGGTGTACGGGTATAGCGGGCACGGTAAGTCGATGTTCGTTCAGCACTGCATGGCAGCACTCGCCGCAGGCAAGCGATGCGTCGGCCCCTTCCCAATACAGCGTCCAGCCCGTGTACTTTATTGCGACTACGAGATGGGGATGGGAACGGTTGCCAGACGCCTATCTGAAATGAGGCAAATGTATGGCGATACAGATGACCGCCTTCAGATATGGACCCCGTTCGTGGACGAGGTCGACATGAATCTCCGCAGCTCGGAGGGACTAAACGAATTGCAGGCGTGGGTGAACTTCGTACAGCCAGACGTAGTGGTAATCGACACCATACGGTCGGCCTTCCCTGGCTTACAGGAAAACTCTGCGGACGAATGGGCGCGCGTCAACCAACTGGCCGTGAAGCTACGAAACTCCGGCGTTGCCGTAATTTTGATGCACCACTCTAACAAGCCGGGTGAGAACGGTATGGGCAGAGAAGCTGGCTCGACGAACCAGCTTACCGTCCTCGACACCCAGATCAGAGTCACACAGGTCTTCCAAGACCAAGACACGGCGCGACAGAACGCAGCCCTGTTCGACGGCGATTACTCCTCCCCCATCTGGCCGCAGCTAGAGGGCAACCTGCCGCACGACGCACGGCTGTATATGTGCATGGAGATTCGTTACGGGAAAGTGCGCGAGTGGACCGAGGAGCACGACCGAGTGCAGTGGATTGGGCTTGGCGCATCGAATACAACGGAGGAACGCCACCTCGTCAGCAGCCGCTCAAGCAAGCAACGAGCTAAGGAGATGGCTTTGTCTGGCCGTGACCCGTCAGAGATTGCCATGACATTGGCTCGGCCTGTTCGCCTTGTCCGTGACTGGCTGGAGATCGCGGCCTGATTTCCTCAAGCGTCGCGCCCGGAAAGTAAATTCGCACCATAGCTAGGATGCGGGCCGCCTCGGGCTGCGGCCCCCACCGGGGGGCCAGCTCGTCTTGGACTCGTTGGATTTCGTCTGGCTCTGGGTATGCTGTGTCTGGCATATGTGTAACCCAGGTGATACGCCGACCGCGACAACGCTTGTCGTTATCCTTATTCCAGGCGCGACCGCCCCAGGCGGTCTCGCCTCTCAACGGCTAACGCCATCGGCGTATCATATTTTTCGACATAACACAACCCTTTTACACCTAAAGACTTGTAAATTTATTTTTAGTCGTACATATTATACACCCTACGCAATATGTGGAGGGTGTATTGCCAAGGACTGTCGAGATAAGCGCGGCGGACAGAGACTGGCTTAGAAAAAATCACACAACACAATCTTACGACGCTATGGCTAGGCGTCTTGGGTGCTGCACCGACACACTCAAGCGCATCCTAGTCAGGATGGAATTACAAGAATTTGACGGAGCCAAGTACCAAGTCCGACGTGAGGCCGTCGTGAAGACGTGGACCCGACCGTGCATGAAGTGCGGCTCGGAGAAGAAGCGACCCAAGAACCATTACTTCTGCGACCCCTGCCGTCGACGCATGGGGTACGAAGAATGAGCGCCCAGAAACGCAAGGGCGATGGCTACGAGCGAGAGCTTGCGGCCTACATCAACGAGAACACTGGCATCAAATCTGAGCGCGCGCCCCTGTCGGGCGGCGGCAAGATCGGTATGGCGGGCGGTGCAGACCTACTCGGTGTGCCCGGCCTGTTCATCGAGGCCAAGCGGGTGGAGCGTCTTAACTTCCACGACGCCCTACGGCAGGCCGAGAAGAACAAGACGCTGACAAACTCGCCAGAGATGCCAGTGGTCATCAATCGAAAGAACAGGATGTCGACAGGCGAAAGCCTCGTTTTGCTGCGGCTCGACGACTTGCTCACGCTGTACCGGGCCTACCTGCTTAACGAAGGATATGTGAACGGCGATGACAGACATAGTAAAGCTGGTGACGCGCGCGGAGAAGAACTCGGAGGCCCGTGCTTCTGAGATCGCCGAAATGCTCGAAGAGCTTATGGAGATGACCATCGCTGGCCACATCGCCGGGATTCAGTACGTCGTCTTGATGGAAGACGGCAGCACCGGGTCGGCATACTCACCCGGCTGCCTCGAAGATTTACACGGTTCAATCGCAGCTCTTGAGCTGCTCAAGCACCGGCTTATTTCAATAGCGAGCGACCGCAGTGAGTGAGGTGCGTCGCTGCCCCAAATGCAAACAGGTCTTGCATGTCTCCAACTTCCGACAGCGCGGCTATGACCGTGACTCCGTCGCGCGAAGACGCGTCGGCGAATACTATGGATCGTGTCGTCCGTGCGAGCGAGAGCGCATAGACAACGACCCACCCAAGTATTTCAAACACCTTATTGTCTTTGCTCGACGGCGAAACTCTGTAGACCCAGACGTGACCGCAGAGTTCCTCGTAGAGCTGTTGCAAAAGCAGGGCGGGGTGTGCCAATGCACGGGCAGGCGTCTTACCTTTACGCGCGGTCAAGGCAACGTCTTGACCAACGCGAGCCTTGATCGCATTGACCCCAACAAACACTACTCGCAAGACAACATTCGCATCACGACTTGGGCATTCAACATGCTCCGCAACGTGATGACAGACGATGAGTTGCTCGATCACTGCCGCAGTATCATCGACAACCTGGGACGACACAAAGACCACGCCAGCCAAGAATAGGCGGATGGTCAAGACAATCGCCATCATCTGCATCCTAGCTCAGTGCGGCATGTTCCAGCTTGGGGACGAGACCGAAACTGAGGAGGGCTGCCACGACATAGCGAAAGACGCCTACATGAAGCTGATTGATTCAGGCGTTCCGCTCACAAAATTTGAATACGACTGCGTCAAGGAAACCGATGAGCCACCAGCTAAAGACGAAGTCTCTGCCTCTGTTAGAGGACAAGCAGTGCGGCGAGGTTATTCGTTACGCTGAGAGTCTGGGCGTCGCGCCAGCGACTGTTATCGGGGGCAGAAGTCTGGCCAGAACCTGCGCAACACGCTGGCTCGAACCATGCAGCCAGACCGATTGGCTTTACGGTCTGGTTTATGAGGCGGTCGACGAGGCCAACAAGGAGTTTGGTTTCGACATTTCGCACATCGAAGACTTGCAGTACCTGCGTTATCGACCGGGCGGGTGGTATCTGCGCCATTTCGACAGTGGCCACGAAGACGTTGCGACGCGCAAGCTGACGGTCATCGTGCAGCTATCTCCTCCACGCTCTTACCTCGGCGGAAATCTCTCAATTCTGTCTCAAGACGGAGGCTCCGCCCCGCGTGGGCGGGGCGTCGCCACAGTATTCCCCAGTTTTCTGGCACACACAGCGCGCCCCGTCTGGCTGGGCACGAGAAGGGTTTTGGTTACATGGGCACGGGGCAAGACACCTCTGAGGTGATCGACCAGCTTATCGAATGGGTCAACAACTTCGTCAGTGAACCTAGTGACGATCACCTAAACCACACACCGTGCCCCTTTGCGCTCACTGCGCTGAAGATGGGCAACGTAGTGATCCACCACACAGACAGCTTGGATTCGATCTATTACATAAAGATGGGCGACCCCGAGCCGGGTGTTCATCACCTCGTTCTCGTCCCTACCAATGACATGACGGCAGAAGACTTTGCCGAGTTCATTCACGAACAGAACGAGGCCACCTTCGGGTGGTGGGTGTCTGCCATGCACCCGGACGTCCGGCCAAATAAAGGCGTGTGGAAAGCATACCCTTGGGACGACATCGGCCTGTTCTTGGTGCAGTGTCTTGATGAGCTATGTGAGGCTTCCGCCTCCCTGGCCACGTCTGGTTACTACGAGTCTGTGACAGACGATTACCTTGACCACATTGCTTTGAGAGAGGCCAAGAGAAATGCGTGGAATGAAATCGAAAGCCGCTGCCCGTTCGCCCATGAAGAAGGTGAAGCCTAATCCTAAGAAAAAGGGACGCAAGTAATGATCCGCCGTACCCGTGGCGTAGTCTTCGGAACCCAGCGGCCCAATCAGCCGCTGGTTCCTGTTGCGCGCTTCAA